CCAAATACGACACCGAGTATGAGAAGCTGAAAAATATCAAGCAAATCAAGGAGGAGATAGCCCAGCTTGAAGCGCAGGAATCCATCACCAATCCGAAAACAGAGCTGAAAGATGTAGAGGCAAGAATAAAGGAGTTGGAGGGAAAAACGAAATGGGCGACGCAATACTACCAAGATAGCTATGGTCAGCATCGTGCTCGAAATGTCCTTAAATCCGCTCGTTCGCGCGACGAAGAAGCCGAATTACAGAATCTTTACAACAAACGCAAGGCTCTTTCGGAACAGATACGCAAAAACGACGTAAATGCCTATTTCGAGAATCTGACGGGGGTTAGCAATGAAACCATCGAAAAGCAGATCAAGCAGCGGGAAACCCTGCTTGCCCAAATGCAGTTCCAAGAGGCAAAATACGGAAAAATCACGCAGGGGAATGCCGCTTTAACGGGTTCATTCTCCCGCGATGAACTGCAATATCAGCTCAACAAGCTACGCGCAGAGCAGAACAAACGGAATCTGCCGACCGATTCGAGTGCAGAATGGGGTGCAGCGGCAAAATCGGCCTATGAAAAAGCACTGAAAGAATACAACGACTTTCTCAATGAAACGGGCAACCAGCTCACGCACGAAGAATACGAACGTAAGGCGAAAGAACTGAAAGAAGCTCTCGATGCGGCAAAAAAAGCTTATGATGCGACAAAACCCGCCTCGGACAAGGATGCTCAAAAGCAGGACAAACAGGCCGAGAAAGACGCAAAAGAAGCGGAACGGCGGGCAGATAAAGCACGGAAGCTCGGCGAAGAACTCGTTAAAATCGAGGAGGAAACCAAAGCTGCCGAAATTGAGGCGATGAAAGAGGGTTTGGCTAAAAAACTCGCTATGATCGACCTCGAATATACTACACAGAAAAATAAACTCGACAAACAGGAGACGGATTGGAAACGCGAAAATAAGGAGGCGGGAATTTCGGTCAATGAAAACGGATTGACGACCGAACAATTCGACGCATTAAATAAAGCTCGACAGCAAAATGCAGAGAATCAAAAGAAAGCGACTGCCAAAGCATTGAAAGAGGATGCCGATGCCAAAGCAGAGGCTATGAACAACTACCTCATTCAGTACGGGTCTTTCCAAGAAAAGGTACTTGCCCTGACCGAAGAATATAATCGCAAAATAACCGATGCAACCACCGAGGGAGCAAAATTGTCCCTGCGTAAAGAGCTGGAAAATGCGATTAAAGATGCGAAATTCGAGAATCTGAAAGATTCGATCAACTGGGATGGTGTTTTCGGGAATTTAGGAGAACAGTCTATTTCATCGTTGCAGTATGCACTCGACAAGGTCAAAGCCTACTTCGAGAGCAATAAAGGCTCTATGAAATTTATTGAGATAAAAGACATTCAGGAAGCTATTTCAAAAATGGAAAATGAAATCGCCTCCCGAAATCCTTTTGTCGCGCTCCATAAGTCAATCCAAGACATCGGCGACGCCAAAACGGAGTTCACTACCGCATTGCAAGAATGGCATACGGCGCAAGAAGCTCTCACAACGGCACAGCAGGAATACAATGCCGCCCTTGCCGAAGAGCAGGCCCTCCGCGGACAAATAAACAGAGGAGAGCTATCGGCCGAAAGCGAAGAATATGCGAAATCCGAAGAAAGATTATCGCTGGCAAAGAAAAATCTTGCAGACGCAACTACGCATTCAATGCAAGCCGAACAGCAGGCATTGAACGCCCGGAATAGCATCACCAACTCATACAAAAGTTTTGCGACCCAGCTCCGTAATGTCGGAGGTATCGTTTCGGATGTCGGTGGCAAAGCACAGAATCTCGCATCCGTATTCTCGGATGATGTTGCAATGGGCATCGGGAAAGCCCTCGATACTATTGACGCGGTATTGGATGCTACGGCGACCGTCATTGACGCAATCGGAGACACAGGCAAGAGTGTTTCCGAAGCTATGGCGACGACAGCCGAGGCATCGGGAGCCGCCATGCAATCGACAGCACAGGCCGCAGCAACGTCGATCTCGACCGTAGAAAAAGCATCGGTCATCCTCGCCGTCATTTCGGCGGCTTTGCAGATCGCTACGGCTATCGCCAACCTCTTCAACGACGATGATGAGAAACAAAAAGAGATCGAGAATCTACAACGCCGCATCGACCAACTGCAATGGGAACTCGACAATGCCGATGCCGTCCGGTTACAGAATAACGTCGGGGATGCCGTAAAGAAATTGAGAGACATCTATGCCGAAACGACGCAGGAGGTATTGCGCCTGCACCTCACATCGCAGCAGTACGGCAACGCATGGACGCGGATGTTCGCCCGGATGCGCTACGACAGCGAGGTATATGAGAAATCCGTCGAGAAGATCGCCGATGCGTATGCAAAGGTAGCCTACACCGCCGACAAAGCCCTCGGAGGGAAGAAATACGACGAAAGCCGGAAACAGCTCGAAAATCTTGCCGAGCAGCAGATACTCATTCAGAAACAGATCAATGAGGAGCAGAGCAAGAAAAAAACCGACCATGGCAAGATCGAGGAGTGGCAGCGACAGATTCAGGAGATCGCCGAAGAGATGGCTACCATCATCAACGAGATGCTGGAAAACATCATCGGCTACACCGCCGCCGACCTTGCCTCGGAACTCGGAGATGCTTTCTTCGAAGCGGCCAAGCAGGGAGAGGATGCGATGGAGGCATGGCGCAAAAAGGTCAATGATATTGTCGCCGATGTCCTGCAAAGGATGCTCGTACAGAAATATTTGGAAGAACGCATCGGAGGCATTTTCGACAGATACAAAAAAGAATGGTTCGGAAATGACGGCACATTCAAAGGCATCGACGCCGTGATCGGTTCGATGAATGGATTTGCCGGAGAACTCAATCAGGTCGGAGAAGAGTTCAACGCGATCTATCAAGGTCTGTCCGATAGTCTCAAAAATTATTTTACGGGAGATGCCGAGCGCGAGGGAACGAGTAAGGGTATCACATCAGAGTCGCAAGATAGTGCTTTCGAGAGAAATGCCCGCCTGACGACCATTCAGGGGCATACCTATACCCTCGTACAGGGCATGAACGATCTGAACCGCACGGGCAATGCCGTACTCGACAAACTGACCGGAATCGAGAAGAATACCTCCGAGACCAACGACAAGCTCGACAAGGTCGATAAAAGTATCAAAGATGTTAAAAACATGGTCGATGAGATCGACCGGAAAGGATTAAAACTCCGAAGCTAATGCAAGCACTTATCAAGAAAATACAGGGTGAATGGAAAGCGGCCAAAGATGCCGCGCAAGCTCAATGCACCAATAACGGGCGATATGAAATGGCGGAGAAACTCGGAGCCTGCGATATGTTCAAGGGCAATGAGACATTGGAGGAGCTGATCGGGATGATGTTCTCCCCGCGAGGGGTCGAATTTATGACAACCTACAATTTCCCCAACCTCGCCACTTTTCGTCGTTTCAAGAAATATCATCCGGAGCGTTTCGGCGTGTATATCGACTGCGGCAAAATTTCGCTTTCAGAGGCCCGAAAAATCTTTTTGATAGGAGACACCACCGCAGAACTGAAATACAGCCAAACGGCCGGAAATCGGCTATTTCTAATGTGCGGGGCGAATGCCTCCGTCATCGCATCGGGGTATGCGGTCGTCAAGGTCGAAAAAGATAAGGATTCCGAGGTGAATTACATCGTTCAGGACAACGCGAAAATCTTATGGTAGGCAAGCTGTTCATAGACGGGCTGGATGCGTTCAGCGAATACGGCATATTTGTCGAGCAGTACGGGTACAAGGCACTCGTACAGATGCCGTCATTCAAGAAATTGAGCAGCACCGAATGGCCCGAATATGACGGCGAAGAGGTCGATCTATCCGCCCCCCTCCTTGATAGCAAAACATTTTCGATTCCGTTTTGCATTACCGATATTTTGAGCGCGAGCGATTTATTCGAGGTACTTTCCGATGGATCGTATCATATCTTCGACTTCGCCGAACTCGGCAAGTCCTACAAACTGCGGCTTCTGACCAATCCCGCATTGTCCGCCAAAATCCAGCTCGGAAAAATCACGCTGAATTTCGCCGATGACTTCCCGCCCGTCTATCCGACCGACGAGACGGACATCGAGAGCCTGAACGAGTACAATACGCTGCTGAATCAGGCTCCCTATGCAACAGCACCGGCGGGCTTCAAGCAGAACGGGTACGAGATGGATGATGTCGATTTTTCCCACTTCGGGGTCTATGTCCTCGACGGCACGGATCGGAATATTCAGAAAGCCCCGAATGTCCGCGAGAATCTGAAAGTCGATGTAACCAATCGGCCCGGAGTAAGCTATGACGGAGAATCGGTTTTCTACAAGGCGAAAGACGTTGCGATAAAGCTCTTTATCTATGCCGATAACATCGCTCAATTTTGGGAACGCTGGTATGCGCTTTTCACCGCCCTGCTGAAACCCGAACTGCGCAAATTATACAACGACAACTCTTTGGAGGAGTATAATTGCTACTACAAGAGCAATGCGGTAACGCGGTTCGATATTCGCCGCAACGGGCGGGTGTGGTGCGAGTTCACCGTAACCCTGACCTTTCCCGATTCGCGGCCCGACGGTAATTACTGCGTATTGGCGACCGAGGATAAGGAGGTAGTGATAACCGAGCCGGAAGAGGGCCTCATTGTATTTAGAATTTAACTCTACAAGGATATGATAAAGAAGAAAATATCGGAACTCCCCGAATGCACCTCATTCAAAGGGCTGTGGACTATCGGTGTCGATATATTCAACAAGAGCGTCAAGGTGTCGCTCGAATATATCCAGTCGGTCGTCGAGGGGATGAAAGCGGCGACAAAAGATGCCACCGATGTCACCGATGCAGCATCGAAGAGTGCCCAATCGGCCATCAATGCCGCACAAAAAGCACAAGAAGCTACGACCGCCGCCAATACCGCAACCACGAACGCCAGCAATGCCACCGCCGCCGCGATTGAGGCGAAAGAGGATTGCGAGGAGGTGATCGCCGCCGCTGCGGAATTGGAACCGCTGAATCTTGTGCCGACTGCAATGACGGTAGAATACCCCTCGCGCCTGCTGGTCGGCAATATGGCGGAGAATTTCATCCGCGCCACACTCACTCCGGCCAGCGTCAAGCCGAATGTATTGTTCCTCGGCGACGATAAGGCCGTATCGGTAACTCCCGACGGACGCATTACGATCCTTGCCGCCGGAACCAGCATCATCCATGTCATCCCGACCTGCAACGTAGCCCTCTACAAGACGATTCAGATCAAGGTCTCGAAGCCTACGGTCAGGTTGGTAACACTCTCGTCGATCCGCCTCACGGCAAACGGTAATTTCAGGTTCAATTAA